ATCCTCTTATCCACTAAACAGACGCTCACACCACCTCTGCAATTGTCGGGCAGATTCCACTCACCAGTAACTACCAGACCTGCTAGACAAACATATCCACCTTCAATGAGCTTCACACCTTTAAGAAGGTCAACCTCAGACAATGATTCATTTTCACGCACCATTATCTTGTCAACTTTGGAACACATCACACTTTTGACCGGAGTAAACATCGACGGTAAAAGTTTCTCCGTTTTGGTCAAATCAATAAACTCATTGATGTTCACTTTCCCTTTAACAACTAGAGCCATCTATGAACAAGCTTCTAAAAAGCACTTTATCGGACAGATACTTCACCAAACTTTTATAAACAAACGAACCAGCCGGGGCGGTCTTATGGACCTCCCAGACTGCGTCGTCCAACTGTGTGTAATATGCACAATTGTTCAACGAACCAGCAACATCACAAAGAGATCTTCTGAACTCCTCTAAGTGCTCCCAATCCTTGATGTGTTTAGCACCAAGTTTCGAGATTAACTTTAGAGGATCGTAATATACTATACAACCTCTATCGTGATGTATCACATACCTTCCGCAAAAGTAACCATACTGTTTTTTGAACAGTTTTGCTTCAAAGTTCCACATGAGATTTGCAGAATGCTGTACATCCGGGAACTCGCATCCTTTCGGAAAATAAAGCAGACTGTCATCACCGCAAAAGGCTCCTTTAATGATTTTTTCCATCGGGAGCATCGAAGCCAGACAAGCGGCGATAATTACAGTGTTTCCAATGAAGGTCGTCACATCCCCACTCTTTCTTTGATACCATATGCAAGTTTTAATACCCGCTGTGTAATCCTTAAGAGTGGTCTTTCTATGTCCCTGCTTCCAAACTTCTCCCAAAAAATCTTCAAAACCCAATCTCCTCCAGATTTCATATTCGACTGCACAGTGGAATTCATTTTGAGATTTGTCATATTTTGATATATCAAGCTCCAAAATATCCATTGGCACATGACTGTCGAGGTCTCCGAAG